GCCCTGGAGAGCGGCATGTGTGTGCCCATATGTTCCAACGTGGGCTTTGCTGGCCAGGACCGCGACGCAGATGGGTTCCTGAGGCGCCAGTCGCAGTGGGGCCATTGCATGGTTTGTATTTCTGTGAAGTATGCCGCGAACAACGGCCGCGGATCGCAGCACCCGATGCAAACCCCGCGCGACGGCGTGCTGGTGATGAACTCGTGGGGCAATTGGGTGAAGGGCGGCAAGCATCCGCCGGATCAGCCCGACGGCTCGTTCTGGATCACGCGATCGGACGCTGAGGCGATCCTCGCCCAGGGCGATTCGTTCGTGATCGGGTCTGTCGATGGGTTCAAGGCCAGAACGCTCGAAAACGGAAACTGGGGCATCGACAAATGAACCTGATCCTGTGGGCAATCTTCGGGGCGATCGTGGGCACCGTTGCCCAGGCCCTGCTGCCGTCGAAGCTGCCCACCGGCTGGCTGCCGACGATCGCCGTGGGCGTGGTTGGCAGTGTCGCCGGCGGCCTGCCATTCGGCACCGGCCCGGCGGGGTTTGTCGGCTCGATCATCGGGGCTGTTGTTGTTCTGTACTTGCACCGTCTCTGGAGCGAATCGAATGTCTGACGCACAGAAGAAACTCGCCGTCGCCAGCGTGATCGTTGTGGCCCTCACGTGGTGGCTGGCCACCGCTCCAGACTCGCCGCTGCGGCCCGAGCCGCCACGGCCCGATCGCCCCGTGCTGCGATTCATTGCCCGCGTGGCCGGCGTGGCCGCACGCTGCGGCCTGACCGCTCTGCTGTTTGCCGAGCCGGCCCCGGATGCCGACGAGGTGCAGCTTGCCCACGCGGTCGTCGGCACCGACGGCCACCTCGTCCTATCGAATGCGAGGTGGTAAATGCACGCTCTTTGGCACTGGATTCTTTACGTGCTGGCGTGGGCGTCTCACGACCCGTCGAGCATCGCAGCCGAGCGTGCTCGAGCTGCTGGCTGCGTGACCGTGGCCTATGCGTCTCTCGCACAAGAGCCCGCCCGCGAGCCCGAGAAGCCAGCCCCAGCGGCCGCCTGCCCCTGTGGCGGCAAGGGCTACATAACGCGGCCTGACGGCTCGCGATGGGCTTGCAAGTGCGGCGCGTGCTCGTCTGGCAAGTGCAAGAAAAATCTACCGTAGAACGGCCCAACTTCGACGGCCAGCCGAGACTGGCGAAAGTGTGCGAGTCGTTCACGACACCGACACACATTCCCGAGGACAACCATGAACAAGCTCCGCCTGGCTCAGGACGAAATCTCCGCCCTCATCCCGCAGATCGAGAACCTGCGGAACGTCGATCCTTCCGACGACAAGGACGGCGCTGCGGCGGCCGCCCTGGAAAGGGCGCTGACGCGTGCGGGTGAGCTCGACGCGGTCGTTGAGCGTGAGCTCGCGATTGAGGCCCGGCTCTCGGCGGCTCGGTCGAAGCTCACCAACGTCTCCGACAGCGAGCCCCGCGCCGCGGTCGAGACGGGCGACGTGACCGGCGACCGTGCGGACGTCCGCTCGGGCGTCAAGGCGTTCAGCTCCGCCAAGGCTGCGGCCCTGGTGGGCGGCTACCTCCGGCAGCTCTACACGGGCGAGATCCGGGCGATGGGCGAGACGTCCAGCACCTACGACGCCAAGGGTGCCGAATACGTCGTCACCGAGCTCTACAATGCCATCGTCAACCGGCTCCAGTACGCGTCGGTCGGCCTGCAGCTCGCCACGGTCATCCGGCCCGCCGGTGCCAAGATCAACTTCCCCAAGGTCGGCGACGCCACTGCCAGCTTCGTGGCGGAAGGCTCGGCGACCACCGATCAGGACCTGTCGACGAGTGCGGCAGACCTGACCCTCTACGAGATGCGGGCCAGCGTGGCCGTGTCCCGCAGCCTGCTCGAGGACTCGCCGATCGACGTGGCTGGCCTCGTGGCCGAGCGGTTCGCTCTGGCCTACGCCCAGAAGTTCGACGCCGTCTGGCTCGGTGGCAACTCTGCCAGCCCGGCAATCACCGGACTTTCCGCTCACGTGCCGGCTGGAAACATCATCACCGTTGGTGCATCGGCCGCGACCACGCTCAACAACCTGGCCGACGTGGTCGGCAAGGTCGACGAGACCGTGATGGGAACGAGCTCGTGGGTTGTCAGCCGTGCCGGCTATGTCGACCTGATGAAGATCTGGTCGGCCCAGCAGACGACCATGACGGTCGGTGGCGGCCGCGTGGTGCCCACCGTCTTCGGTGCTCCGGTCTACATCGTCAAGGGCCTGCCCTCGCATACGCTGGCCCTCTACGGCGACTTCGCCATGTCGACGGTGGTGGGCATCAAGGACACCGGCCTCGAGATCGAAGCCGGCCGCGAGATCCTGATGCGGAACCGCCAGGTGCTCTACGTGGCGAACACGCGGTTCGGCGTGGCCAACCACGCCCCCGAGTTCGTCGGCCGGCTCGCCAAGGCTGCCAGCTAATAACAGCAGCGTGACCAACTGAGCGGCCGGGGGCGCAACATGCCCCCGGCCGCATCTCTATCCCCAAGGAATCCTCGCCGTGCCAAACATGAAATTCGTCCGCGACGGCTGGGGCCACAAGGCCGGCGACGTCGTCGAGAAGCTGCCCGACGTCGCCCTGGTGCTCGAGCAGGAGGGCTACGCGGTGGAAACCACCGAGGCCCCGATCGTCGAGCGTGCAGTCGCCCCCGAGCCGGAGAAGCGAACCGCGAAGCTGGAGAGGTGATCTATGCGTCTCCGCTCTCTCGCAATTGCTACGCAGCCGGCCGTCGAGCCTGTCTCGCTGGCAATGGCCAAGGCCCACCTGTCGCTCCTGCCCGAGCAGGAAGACGACGACACGCTGATCGTGTCGATGATCGCCACGGCCCGCAGGCTGATCGAGCGGCGGCTTGGCGTGGCCCTGGCCCCGCAGCAGCTCCGGGCAAAGTTCGACGCCACAGACGGCACAGGCTGGACCCGCGGGCCTGACAACGTCGGCCCCGTGGTGCTTCGGCTGCCGGTGGTGTCCGTGCTGACCGGCGGCAGCTACCCGGTGGCGCTGGATGTCGACGGCACGGCCGTGAGCTCTTCCACGTACACGGTCGACGCCGACGCTGGCGAGATCCGGTTCGCGTCGGCCCCGCAGATGTCGGACCTGACCACGCTCACGGTTAGTTACTGGGCCGGGCAGACGCTAGTCTCGCCGCAGCTCAGGACGGCCATTCTGCTCTACGTGGGGCATCTCTACAGCAATCGCGAGGCCGTGATCGCCGCGGGCGCCCAGCCGGTCGCCATCCCGATGGCGTTTGAGACGCTCTTGGCCAGCGAGTCTGTCAGCGGGAGGTGGTAATGGCCATTCCAGCCGGCAGCCTGCGCGAGACCGTGGTGATCGAGAAGCAGACCGAGACGCGGAACGCGTTCGGCGAGGCCACCTCGAGCTGGTCGACGCACGCGACCAGGCGGGCGGCCGTCGAGGCGATCAGCTACTCCGAGACGCAGCGGCAGAACCGCATCGGCGGGGCCGCCACGTGGGTCGTCCGCTGCCACTACGTGGAGGGTGTGAGCGGCAAGATGCGTGTGCGGTGGAAAAGCCGCGGAGACCGCTACCTCTACATCTCGTCGGTCGTGGAGATCGGCCCACGGCAAGAGCACGAGCTCACGTGCGAGGAGAAGGCGACGTGATTGGCCTATCTCTCAAGAACGACCCGGCGGCCGAGTGCCAGGCGATGATCGCCCGGTTCAAAGAGTTTCCGCGACACCTCGCCAAAAAGCACGTGCAGGCGTCCATGCGGCGTGCGATTAAAGACGGCATCCCAGTAATGCGGGCGGTGACGCCCCCTATTGGTGCCCGTCGTGGCCGCCGCAAAAAGGGCGAAAAGCGATCGACCGGCGCCCTGCGTCGATCAGTCACCACTAAGGCAAAGTACGTGGCCAAACCTACCCACGGGGCCGTCTACGGCGTGGTTGGCTACAAGGGCGGCATAGAGTCGCGTAAAGCCATCTGGCTGCAGTACGGAACGCGGCGAGGTCTGGCATCGCGGCAGATGCTCGAGCAGTTCCACCAGCAGTACGACAAAGTGTCGCTGGCCAGGCTGACGACTGAGCTGGCCGTTGGGATCGAAAAGGCTGCAGCAGAGCTGGCAGCCGGCAAGAACCCCGGAAAGAAGTAATGCCATACCCAGAACAGTGGCTTAAAGCTGCGATAGAGACCGCCAGCGGCTGCCTTGCGTGGCCTATGGAGGCCCCCGAGGGCGCCGCCCTGCCCTACGTGATTTACGGCCGGACGTCCACGCAGCGCGAAACCATCATGGCCGGCGCGACGGCGTTCAATATGAGACCGTCGGCACAGTTTTCGGTGCTGCTCTACGCGTCCACATACTCCGGCGTGAAGTCGCTGGCAGACTCCGTTCGCAGTGCCCTGCACAACTTCAACGGCACCGCGAACGGCGTGACAATCCGCGAGTGCCTGATCACCGAGGAGCTCGACGGCTCGCCGGACTACCTCGACGGCCAGGACAAACCCACATACAGCGTCGACCAAACGTACCAGATCCGCTGGGAGGACTAAGCCATGACGGCCATTGCTGATTCGCAGGGAACGACGTTCACTTTCAACTCCGTCACGTTTGTAGCCAAGAACGTCAAGGTGAAGCGGACCCAGACCTACATCGACACCACGCCGCTGTCGGCGGCCGCCGGATCGACTCGTAAGCTGCAGGCCGCCCCGCTCGTCGACGGCGACCAGATCACGTGTGAATACATGGGCACGACTGCGCCGGCGCGTGGCACTGCTGCCGCGATTGCGTGTTCGACTCTCGGCATCAGCGGCAACGCCGTCTGTGAGGACTTCGAGCTCACTGCCGCAGTGGGCGAGCTCATTATGGGAAATGCCACGTTCAAGCTGACCGGCACCTGATAGGCCGGGAGGTGACCCGTGCCAGACATTCCAAGCAGTCAGGGCGCCGACCTGCGGTTCAACGGCCAGGTGCTCGGCGTGCTGCAGAATGCCAACCCGTCTTTCAGTGTTGGCAACAAGCACGAAGTCACCAGCATGCGCTCGCCGGTCGCTGGGGTTGGCCAGAACGCCCGCGTGCTTAGGCAATACAACGTCACAAGCATTGAGCCGGGCACAATCACGGCTCGGTTCTTGGGATCGCCAGACCTTGCCAGAAACGACATCGGCGGGCCGGGCATACTGTCGTTCACGTGGGGCACCGGGGCCAGTCTCAGTGGCCAAGCGTTTCTTGAAGCACTCGACGCGGAGTTTGCCAAGGGCGAGTTGATTGTGTGGGCCGCGGTGTTCCAGTTCTCTGGTTTTGACTGATGAGGGAAACAATGGGTTTGACTGCCGACGACATTCTGGCGATCGATGACATCCGCGCGCCGCAGAAACTGCACGTGAAGGCGTGGAACCGCGAGGTGTACCTCCTCGACCCGACGGCCGACATCC